TAATAATTATTTTTATTCACGGGGTAGCAGGTAAAACTGCTACCCCTTTTAAGATAGGAAAGAAATGTCGCAACAAAAAATAATTGCGCAAATGGTAGGAAGAAATGAAGCAAGTAAGTATCTTCCTAGAGTCTTAGAAAGACTAAAGAATCAAGTAGACGAAATAGTTTTCACTGACGATTGCTCAGATGACAACACGGCAGACATAGCTTCAAACTTTGCTCACGTATACAAAACTCCAAAACCAATGTTTACCGTACATGAAGGTAGACTAAGAAAGTACGCCTGGTTAAATTTAGAAAACCATGCTTCCGAAGGTGACTGGATCATTGCAATAGATTGTGATGAGATGCTGTACGATGCTTCAAATATTGAAGATATTAATATAAGAAAAGTTCTTAACGCATCAGAAAAAGATGTAGTAAATGTTAGATTCTACCACATGTGGAATGAAACTCAGTACAGAGTAGATAAGCTTTGGACCCCAAATAACAGTACTAGAATTTTTAGATACGCTTCAGGTGGAACATTTAGAGATAGAGCTTTGGCCTGCGGTGCAGAACCAACATATGTATTGGATTGGGTGAACCAAAGAAACTTTTGGGTAAATTCAAATCTGGTAATGCAACATCTTGGATACATCAGAGATGAAGACAAGCAATCAAAATACCAGAGATATTCAAATCTTGACGGTGGTAAGTTTCATAATTTAAATCATATTAATTCTATTGTATCAAGTACAAGCATCAATTGAGCTAACAAATTTAATGAATAAGAAAGAAAAATTTGCATTCATTAACATCTCTAAGTCTGCAATAGTTGCCTTAAATAAAAAGAATGAAAATAATATTCCTTCTAAATTTAACAAAGAAATTATTCGTTCTATAAATCTAACTGATAAAAAAGTATTAAAGAACATACCATTATCTCTTGTTGAAGAAGTCGAGAATAAAAAACATTCTGGCATCGGCATGGTTAATGATGGAAGATTTTTTAGCCCAAACTTATTTGAATACTATTACGAAAATGATAAGTCTGTATATAATTCCATCTTTGAATTTTACATAAAGAATACATCTAATGTAATTGTTTCATTCCATGATAAGAAAACAATATATAAATTTATGGGATTTAAAACAAATGTTATTAATGTTTCATTTAATAACTATTACAGTAGATTAGAAGAAACTTTTGAAAAGATAGCTGCCTTTGAAGGAAAGGTAGACTATTGTCTTTTTGATTGTTCTTCTCTTGGACTGGCTTTGTCAAATTCAATTTGGAACAAATTAGATATGTCGATTATAGATCTTGGTAAAACTATTAGTTATTCAAGAACATATAATACGGCGGAATGAAATGCATGGGAGCCGTAAAGATAAAGACGAAGATGATCTAGAATTTCTAAGAGATTTATTACTAGAAACTTCTTTGTCTATATCTGACATAGCTAAAGAACTTGGTTGGAGCGTCGCTACAGTTAATAAAAAGATTAATAATCTTGGTCTTACTTGGCTTAAAAACAGTAGAAAAAAAATGTCTAGAGGCCAAACAGCCTTAACTCTAGCGATGCAAAAACTTCTCCCTGGTGAAAAAGTAATTAATGAATTCCATATAGGTGATAAATTAAAGCTAGATGTGTACTGTCAAAAGTATGCCATAGCTGCAGAGTATCATGGTAGACAACACTTTTATTACACCAGTAGATTCTTTGATTCAAAATATGATTTTGAAGAAGCTATAAAAAGAGATCAGAAAAAAGCTCAGTGGTGCAAAGATAATGGTATAGCTCTTATTGTTTTCCGATATAATGATAGTCTTACTGAGCAAGCTGTTTTTGACAGACTGCTTGAAGCAATTAGAACTAGCCCATATAAACCAAAGGAAAAGAATAAGAATGATTTTACTTCTAGTGAGATTTATAGAAGTATAAAGAAAAAGAATTCAGATTACAAAAAGAAACTATATAGATCGATAAAAGAAAAACGAGATGACGACAGAAACAAGTGAGCAAGTAAAAGATAATATTCCTTTAGAGTATCAGATCTTTGCGCTGTCCCTTAGAAAAAAGGGAGCAATAGAATACTTTAAAGAGAATCTTCCTCAAGAAATTGTTGGATCAATTCATGGGGAAAAGGGTATAAATGAATTTTACTTGGCCTTGTTATCTTTTCAAGATGCTACTCAGTTAGATATTGTTGATCCAATAGCTTTTAAGTCTTGGCTAGAAACAGATACCGATATATATGAAGCGTTAGGTGGCAATGCTGGCGTTAATGTAATGGTTGATCTTTTAATGGGCGTGGAACTATCCACAGAAGAATCTGTATCTGAACTTATAAAGTATAAAGCTAATAAAAGAAAACAGATAAACTATCTTCAAGAGCTTCAGTTTATCTTAACCCAAAAGGGACAAAAGACCGAAGAAGATATAGCTAAGATACAAACTCTAACATCTGAAATTAGAGAGTTAGAAAATCAAATTAGATATAATCCATTAGATAAAATTACAACAAGCGCAGACATAGCCAATAGAGTTGATTCTTTATTAGATATACCTAATTTTCTTCCAACTCAATTTAAAGCCTTAAATAGAGCTATGGGCTACACTGACAGCGGAGGGTTCTTTAGAGGCGCTGTACACGCTGTAATCGCTGCCTCAGGCAAGGGTAAGAGCACGTTCGTAAAGTGCTTATGTAACAATTGGTTGGATAATGGCTATAGAGTTTTGTACGTAAACTTTGAAGAAGCAATTGGTCACTGGGAAAGAATTCTCATGACACAAATAATAGAAAAGAATGTTTATTTAGAATCATCAAAGTGGTCAGATGAAGAAAAGAATAAGCATTTAGAAACCTTTAAAGCAAAGTTAGCTGAATGGGGTGACCGTCTTATGGTTAGACATGACCCAGACACTCCGTACTTTGAAGACTTAGAATTTTGGTTAAGAGATATAATCGGGCACAATGTTAATATGCCGGACATAGTTATAATCGACACCATCCAATCAATGTTTACTAGAGGAGCAGGCAAGGGTAAACCACGTTGGGGTGAGTTTGAAGAGATGATGGTGCGTTTAGAAAAGCTTGCTAGAGATATGAATTGCGCATTAATAATTACTGCGCAAGAAAATGCAAATAGAATGAAAGAAAAACGTGAAGTTGTTCAACAGTCAGATACTGGTGGTTCGCTTGCTATTCAACAAAAGTGTGCTGTAACCATATTCATTACAGAAAAAAGATTGGCGACTGATGATGAGACCGAAGATGAAAACATCATGCAGCTTCAAATACCAAAGAATAGAATTACAGGTTCTGCATTTATGTATGATCCGCCTTTGGTAAAATATGTAGACTACAAAAAAACATACGAAGATTATGATCCAGTTACAGATTCTTCTTATACATCATCTTCATCATTGTTAGACGAACTCTTAAGTGGAAAGGATTTTCATTAATGTCAAAATTATCAATAGAAGCAATTAAAGATTTTCAGATGTGTGAAAGACTTTTTGATTATAGATATAAGCAAGAAGTCCCAGAGAAAATATACGCACGAGATATTCACACTGAAAAATTTGAATCAACGATTAAAAGTATTATGTACTTTTTCTTCTTTAAGAAACAGGGTGGAATCATACCCTCTTATGCATCGTTGTTAAACCGATGGGAAAAAATGTGGTTTCCAAAAAATACAAACTCGTATGATATTGTAACTGAGCAGCACGAAACAGCTTATGGAAATACCGCTAGCTTAACATCTAAAGCTGCTGGTATATTGTTGGCGTTCCACGAAACATACGCAGAGTCGCCATATATACCCGTAGCAATAAGCGAAGAATATAATCTGCCAAAAAACAAATTAAATATAGAAGATACTTTTGATATTATCTTTTATAATAATAAACAATATTTGGTAACAAAATTTATCTTTAATTATAAGTTCAGTAATCGTGATTTGTATAGAACAGATTTCTGCACGATGTATCAGGCCTATAAGAATAGACACCCTGAACGCATGGGCAATGTAAAGTTTGGTTTTATAGATCCACTTAGTCAGAGTCTTGCGTTTAATGAATTCCAAATAAGAAGCGAAGACATAGATTATTATAATTATTGGTGCGACAAAATAGAAAAGACAGAAGTTTATATTCCTAAAAGAGGTTTAATACCTTATTGCAAGAAGTGCCCATTTGACGAACCATGCTCCAACTGGAGTGAATGGAAGAAAGAAGGAAGTGTAAAATGAAGAAGAGCATATTAGACGATATCTTAATTGAAGAAAAGAACGCATCATTTCTTGGTGAAGAAAATAAAATTCTTGCACCCCTTCTTGATGAAATCAATTTGATAGTTGATGAGTCAATAAGATCTTTTGTTAGATCAATTCTTGTTAGAGGTGAATCTTTTTGGGAAATTCCCTCAAGCTTTTCTGGCAAGTACCATCCAGCAGATGAGCATGGTCATGGTGGCAACGTACTTCATACAAAAAGAGTAATTAGAATAGCCCATTACATGAGCGAGTCGTATGCTTTAACTCAAGAAGAAAAAGATATAGTTCTAGCTGCGTGTTTGTTACACGATCTATGTAAGGGCATCTACGATGCCGATGGAAACAAACTAAAGTATGATCCAATGCATCCATATACAGTTGGAAAGTTTATATCATACTGTCAGGAGAAAGATAAAAAATTTGCTAGTGAATCAGAATCATCTACTTTATTTTTATCTGAAGATATTGTTCAGTCTATACTTAGACTAGTTAGATGTCATTTGGGTCCTTGGTCGCCGGTACCAGAAACTTTTCCTATAACTTATTTAGATTATATTGTTCATCTATCTGATAATATAGCTTCTAAGCTTCACCTCATTATAGAAGACAGTGACTTAATTAATCCAAAATGGAGAAAAGATGGATCTGGAACAAAGAATTAAGAAGAGATTCTTTCTTATAAAGAATATAGAAAAGATAATAGAAGAGTCTGTATACTACAGAAACAATTCTAAAAATATAGACATATCAACAAGACAAATTATTTGCAACATTTCGGATTTAGAAAACAAAAAAAAGATCTTATGAAAATACCACAAGACAAAGACAAGTACCTTAGTTCTTGGCACCTAGTTGAAACAGCTAGACATGTTCCAGCTCTATCTAGAATCATAAGAGATAAAGAGGGAGACAATCCTAAATTTGTATCTATATTCGATATAGATAAATATAGAAAACAGCATAATAATAATGGCTTGTATACTTCTGTTTGGCATTTTAACTCAGAGGATCTTGCAAAAGCTGTCAGATTAGGTTCGTTATATTTTGACCTAGATAATGAAGATCCAGAAAAAGCATATGAAGAATGTAAGACGCTTCATTCGTATCTCAAGCAGTACATACCCAGCAACGCTTTGTTGGTTTATTTTACTGGAAAAAAAGGTTTCCATATTGAGTGTGAAGCTATTGCACTCGGCATAAATCCTTCTAATAGTCTTCCAAATATATTTAGATATATAGCTAATAAAATTAAAGACAAACTAAAAATAGAGTCTATAGATTTTAGCGTCTACGATCCAAGAAGAATGTGGAGACTAGCTGGAAGCATGCATCAAGAAACTAAATTGTATAAGAATTTAATACCAGAAGAAATACTTTATTCTGATCTTAATACAATTAGAGCATATTGTAGCGAACCAAAAGAAAACGTAGTTGCGGATCAAGAATTTAATCTTAAAGCAAATGAATGGTTCAGAGAGTTTACTTATGACATGGAGATGGATAAGCATAGCTCTCCAGATTTTCTAAGCCACTTTAACAAGTATGGTTCGGCAGCATTTAAGCAGCTGACACCGTTAGAAAAAGATTTTACTCCAGACCAATTACTAAAAGGCTGTAGTGCAATACGTAGATTAATTGAACAGGCTAAAGAAAAAAAATACCTAGAACACGAAGCTAGATTATTTCTGTGTTCAATCCTAACTTACAACGAAGATTCTATAAAGTTTTTATATAGTATACTTGCGATGTGTGAAGATTTTAACTACGAAAAATCTACTAGTCATATTAATGACTGGATTAAAAGAAGACAATTAGGCATCGGTGGTAGACCATACACTTGCGAAAGAGCAAACTCTGCTGGCGTAGGGTGTGGTGATTGTCACTTAGAAAAAAAGAAAAAATGGATAACTGTTGGCGATAAATATGTAGAAAGCGCAGAAGAGTTATCTCCATCGCCAATTAGATTCGCATACAAGACTAAAGGAGAAGATAAAAATGTCAAAACCAATTCAAGATCCAGATGATGTAATAGGAGTTTGCAGCGAGTGCAAATCAGATCAGCCTATGTCATACATGTACAATAGTCCATTTGCTCAAGGTGGCAAAGCAGTGCCATGTAAATATTGTGGCGGAGTAGTTGTAATAGTTTATCGAGAAGCTAGAGATGAATCCTTAAGAGACTCAGACAACAACAGAGGAATTAACTAAAAATACAATGAAGAATTGGACGAACCTACATAATCATACCGTGTTCTCTATGCTGGACGGACATGGTAGAGTAGAAGAATATTTAGAAAGAGCTAAGGCCCTTGGTATGACGGGGATAGCTACAACTGACCATGGAAATATTCACTCATGGTTAGACTTCTACGATGCAGGTAAGGCCGTAGGCGTTAAGCCAATATTGGGATCTGAATTTTATCAAGCTAGAAAAACAAGATTTGATAGAGATGAAGAAGAAAGATCCGGCCCATCAAAAAACGAATGGGAACAAAGAGGACCATACCATATAACTATATTGGCCAAGAATAATATTGGTTATCATAACATAATTAAAATGTCCTCTAGAGCTTTTACAGAAGGATATTACGTTAAGCCTAGATTGGATCATAATTTAATATCAGAGCACTCAGAGGGCGTAATAGTGCTGTCTGGGTGTCTGAACGGGGAAGTGTCACAAGCCCTGCTTAGAAACGATTACAACACGGCATTAAACCATGCTGCGACCATGCAGGCTATAGTCGGCAAAGAGAACTATTTTATTGAGGTTCAAAACCACGATTTAGAAGAACAGAAAAAAATAATACCAGATCTAATAAAGATAGCTAAGACTATTGGGGCCAGAATAGTTCCTACTGGTGACTGCCACTACGTCCATCAGCACGATGCAAAAGCTCATGACATAATGTTGTGCGTTGCTACTAACTCAAATATTAATACTCCTGATAGATTTTCTTTTTCTGGAGATAAATTCTATCTTCAATCATACGATGACATGGCTTCAGTATTTTCTGATGAGTGGTTGAAAAATACTATGCATGTAAATGACATGGTTGATTTAAATTTGAACTTGGGCGAAATTCACTTCCCAGATTTTCCTATACCTACCAATGAAAATTCAACCGAATATTTTGAAAGATTGGCTTGGGATGGATTGAAAAAAAGATATGGTAATCCACTACCTCAAGATATAATCGATAGAGCTAATCATGAAATCAAAGTAGTAAAAGAAATGGGATTCTCCGAATACTTCTTAGTTGTTTCTGATTTAGTTAAGTGGGCAAAAGACAATAGTATTAGAGTTGGCTGGGGTAGAGGTTCTGCGGCGGGCAGTGTTCTGTCGTACGCTTTTGATATTACAAACTTAGATCCAATTAGATTTGGTTTAATGTTTGAAAGATTTTTGGTTGAAGGAAGAAAGTCAATGCCAGATATTGACTTAGACTTTGATGATAGACATAGAGATAAAGTTATAGAATATGCGAGAACTAAATATGGCGATGACAGAGTTGCTCACATATGTACATTTAACAGAACTGGAGCTAGACAGTCCTTGCGCGACGCAGCTAGAGCTTTAGGATATGATTTTATATCTGGAGATAAGATAGCTAAGCTTGTTCCGCCTCCTGTCTTGGGCATATCAAAGAGTTTGTCAGAGTGTATGGAAGTCAGTGAGTTTAAAACTGAATATAGTTTAAATAGTGATTCAAAATTAATTGTTGACACAGCTGTTGGATTGGAGGGTCTAGTTCGTCAAACGGGCATACACGCTGCTGGAGTTGTTATTTCCAAAGGCCCACTAACAGACTATCTGCCCGTAATGCAAAAGGGCGTGGATGCTCCATTAGTAACTCAATGGGACATGGGAAGAGTAGAGCAGTGTGGCCTGTTAAAGATTGACTTCTTAGGTTTAAGAAACCTTGGTGTTATAGATTCTTGTTTGAAGCTTATAGAAAAGAATAAACAAGAAATTATTGATATAGAATTTATTCCTTTAGATGATCCAAGAACTTATGAAGAATTGTGTAGAGGTAATTCTGCTGGAGTGTTCCAATTAGAATCATCTGGAATGAGACAGTTGATGGTTCAGATGCAACCACAAAACATAGAAGACATAATGGCTCTAATATCATTGTACAGACCAGGTCCTATGGGTTCTGGAATGGATAAATTATATATAGACAGAAAACATGGAAGATCAAAAATAGCATACGATCATCCTAAATTGGAAAAAGTACTAGGTCCATCGCTTGGCATCATGCTGTATCAAGAAGATGTTCTTGGTGTTTCTAGAGAATTGGCTGGCTTTACATCCGCTGAGGCTGATGACTTACGCAAGGCTATCGGCAAAAAGCAGATGGATAAAATTTCTTTATTTAGAAAAAAGTTTGTTGATGGATGTGTTAATACTTCAGATATATCTGAGGATAAAGCTAATAAAATTTATTCAGATATTGAATACTTTGGTGGCTATGGATTTAACAGAGCACATGCTGCAAGCTACGCCATGATTTCATACACTACAGCTTATTTGAAGGCTAACTATACCGTTGAGTACATGGCTGCTTTAATGAGTTCAGTAGTAGGCAATAAAGATAAGCAAGCGTTGTATCTATCAGATTGTAGAAAATTAAACGTAGAAGTTTTACCACCATCTGTTAACTACTCTGGAATAGATTTTGAAGTTGTTAATAAAGAATCAATAATTTTTGGTCTGTCAGCTATCGACGGCATTGGTGTGTCAATCGCTGATGCAATAGTTGAGTCAAGAGATTTAAATAGTCCTTATGTTTCTCTTCATGATTTCTATAGAAGATGTCATCCATCGGTTCTTAAAAAATCAACACTAGAAAACTTAGCTTTATCTGGCGCGTTAGATGAACTAGTTGGAGATCAAAATATAGAATTAAGTAGAAGAATAGAATTAGAAGTTCTTGAAAAAGAAAAAGAAAAGCTGGGCATCTACGTTACAAACCACCCGGTCTTGGGAATTTGGGATATATTAAAGAATCAAATCTCAAATGAGATCATTGATCTTAATGAACTTCCTGGAGGATCTGCAGTTAAGGTAGGTGGGATTATTGTTTCTAACAAAAAGATGACAACTAAAAAAGGTCAAAAGATGTATAAGTTAGAAATAGAAGATATAACTTCTAGCGTAGAAGTGATTATCTTCCCCAAGAACGCTAAAGATATAAGCGATGATTATTTTAATTCTGGAGATATATTTGTAATAAATGGTTTCTTGAATAAAGAAAGTGATGAAGAAAATTCTGTAACTAAATTATTCTACAACTCATCAGAAAAAGTCGACGCAAAGATATTCTCTGGCGGTAAACCTATAATGCTAGAGATTAGTAGTGAAGTATCTCAAACAACTGTAGAAAAAATATATGATTTGATTTCAAACAATAAGGGAAATAGACCAGTATTTTTAGAAATGATAGATAATAATCGTAAATTTGTATATAAATTTGATATACTAGCATCAGGAAAAGTTTTACCTTTAATTGAACAGATATTAGAATTGGAGATATAAAGTGGCTTTACCAGGAAGCTTTAAGAACCCATCGGAAAGACCATGTTGGACATACTGTGCGTCATGCAGCAGATGCGGGGACAAGGGTCGTTACACCGAATGCAATAAATGCAGTGGAAGATTTGATCCGCAGGGGATGATTGAAGTAAACAACAATGATTTCTGTGATTGTAAAAATGGTAATCTTCGTTGGACACCTAAGAATGGTGGAAGAAGTTTCATAGTTAAATTTAAAACAAATCCTTTTAAGGGACAAGTAAAGTATGAAAAGAAATCTGAAGACGAAAGAGATTGGGAATCTTACGTTAAAGATATGAGAGAAAAAATGAATGACCCAACATGGAATCCAATTACAATTATAGACGAGGATTAATATGACTAAAAAAGAAAACGGAAGAATGTTATTAAATAACATTACTTTGATTGAATATGGTACAGAAGAAGGAGAGAATCAATTCTTTCTCCAGTCTGGGATAGCTGGCTTTTATGCTTCCGGTGAAGAACTGCGTGACCTACACGCATTGTTGAGCTACTATTATAATATCGATGCCATACACGACACGATAATATCAACACCATAGGAGATAAAATGTCTTGGCCATATATTGAAGGCGATTTCATGGAGATAGGTAATACCGGTTGGGTTTCAGTCGGTGAAGGTAGATTTATAAATATAAATACTGGCCATTCTATAGATGAAAACGGAAAAGAATACGACGAAGAAGGTGCTCTCATAGGTGAGTACGAACCCGAAGAGGAATAAGTGACAATACAATTAAAATCAATAGAAGATTTAGATCCGTTACAAAGATTAGCAATAACTGAATTTTCATATTCAAGAATAGATACTTATAACCAGTGCGCAACTAAGTACTTCTTCTCCTACATTAAGAAAGAACCTCGTTTGTTTGGCGAGGCAGCAACGCTTCGGAAATATAGTCCACGCGGTCTTAGAAAACGTAGTAGACAAAGATAAGCCTCTTGATTATGCAGACATGCATAAAGAGTACGAGGAAAATAAATTTAAGCTTGATCCAAACAATCAGATTTCTGATGAATTAATATCTGTTGGAAAAGTAATCATAGATGAATTTTATGATCAAAATCAAGATACAACATTTGATGTCTACGATAAAGAACACGCTTTTAATTTTGTGATTGGTAATCATTCTATAATAGGTTTTATAGATAGAATAGATGTAGTTGGTGATAGAGTTAATATTATCGATTACAAGACAGGCAAGTGGGAAGTAACCCAAAAGGGAATAGCAGATAATCTCCAGCTTGGCATATACGCACTTGCAGTGTCTAATATAATGCCTGATAAAGAAATATACGCAGAGCTTCATTACCTAAGATCAGGTAGAAGAAAAGGCCACCTTTATACCAAGGAAGATCTTGAGAATGTAAAGATTAAATTATTATCTTTAATTAATAATATTATTGAAGACAATAACTTTACACCAACAGCTAACGTTAGAGCCTGTTCTTATTGCGACCACGCAAAGTCCGGAGCATGTGGGACTGGTGTATTCAGAAATAAGAAAGCAGCTAGGGCATAAAAAAACCCCCGCCAACAATTAAGTTAGCGGGGGTTTTTCTTTACTTATTAGAAAGCGGAATTTGAATCCAATTCAAGATCAATTCCATCGATCTCTGTGACGAGCTTAATTGCTGTCTCTTGAGCGTATGCGTATTCGTTAACCAGGATGTCAATTGACTGCTCCTTGGCTGACTGATGCATGCTGTCCAATAAGGTTCTTGTTGTTACTGTTGATGTTGTCATAGCTCTTATGCTACCATTTCCTTTGTGGTTTTGCAACTTAATAGTTGCTTGTTTTTCGGATAAATATAAAGTATAATATACTTAGTGGATATAACGCAATAGAGGTTACACGATGAAAAGTAGTGTTGTCAAATCAAGGGAATTTTTTCTTTCAAGGTCAAAGCTGAAGAAGCATCCTGATCTTAAAAAGATTCATGTTAAAAAAATAGATGAAGAAATTTTAACCGATGAAGCAAAGAGGCCTACAAAAAATGGCAACGCTTATAAACATACCAAGACTGGTTATAGAAAAGATATAGAATTAAATGTAAGATCAAATTGGGAAGCAAATTTTGTTCGCATACTAAAGGCTTATAAAATTAAATTTGAATTTGAACCAACTGTTTTTTCCTTTCCTATAAAAAGAGGAGTAAAAGGTTATACCCCAGATTTTTATCTCACCAATACTGATGAATGGGTTGAGATGAAAGGCTATCTAGATAATAAAAGTAAAACTAAAATAAAAAGGTTTAAGAGATATTATCCAAAAGAATTTGAAAAGTTTACATGCATCATAAGTAAGTACGCAAAAGATGCAGTTGAATTTTTAAATCAGTTAGAGGTACCTAACATAATTTTTTATGAAGACATTAGGTCAGAATACGCCAATGATATAACTTATTGGGAAGGAAAATAAATGGCTGCTTACAAAGAGCAATATTATAATTTAGAAGAAAACGAAATGCAAGATCTCATAGCTAAAGCTAAGGCTGGAGATACTAAAGCAAAGCGAGAACTGTTACAAGTTTTTAATAATTTTTTGAGCAAGTATGTTGCATTAATATATCACGGTAGATATAATCTTGGTGACTATGATATACGAAGGTTTATTAGTCTTTTCGTAAAAAATCCATATGTAAGAATTGCTCTTATGAAAAATAAGTTAAGCAAGAAAGACTACAAAGAAATATCTGATGTCATGGGACGGAATAGTCTATATGGCAAAAAGATATGGAATAGAAGAAGACATTAGACAAACAATAGATCTTACATTTTTTCAATGTATTAATAGATATGAAAAGAAAGATTCGGCAAAAGGGCCTATACCATTTAGCCGGATTCTTATATAGCTATTTCTTTTATTTGTTGAAGAAAAATGTAGATACTTTTTTAATAGATCAATTAGGAAGAAAAACCTTTGCATTAATGGATGACGAAGCCGAAAATGATCCAGATAGTGATACTCATCACACAGGTTTTAAAGCAGAGCCTCAAGAGTATTCTCTCGAATCATTATTGTGTGCAGAAGATCTTGATGAATCTTGGGTGATGGGAGAAAAAAATTTTCCTCCATTCGATAAGTTGACAATACAGGAGAGACAGCTGATAAAATGGAGATACATAGATGGAAAAAGATCTAGTGAAATATCCCAAAAAATAAACGAACACCCAAACACAGTAAGAGAGCATCTAGCTAAGATCAAAAAAAGGCTTGAAGAAATCATAAGAGAATCCGACATGCCAGAATTAGTTAGAGATCTAAATTTAAATAAAAAGGATAAATAAGTGAACAATCAAAACCTAGAAAAGTTGCAACAACTACTTAGTGATTTTTTAGGACCACAAATTCAAGAGGTAATTACTTCCTATGCAGAAGCATCAGGCAATGGGAAGTACTTCATAGAAATACCAGACGAAGATACTATAGATTTAGGTCTTGACAATCTAGCTTCACTAGTTGCTAAGAGCTCAAATGTTTATGGTAGAGCTGCAAGATTTGCTGGTATGGCTAGAGCAAACTATAAAATCATGGAAGGTAAATATAAAAAGAAATATAAATCTTCCAGAGTTGGAAAGAACGAAGCAGAAAGAGAAGCAGCCGCAATGGAAGCTGCAGAAGATGAATACTCAGCCTTGATAACCTGTGAAGCTATTTTAAGCCTAGCAGAATCAATGGAAGGTGCAGCTAGAATAGCTTCGGAATCGTCTAGAAAACTAATGGATAAAGTTCAATCTATGCAGATAGCTTCTTCCAGAGAAAATAAAGGTCATTACTTGGATAGTGATTTTACTACATACTAAGGAGGTATTTGTGTACATAGGTTACTATAGAGCTGTAAACAAAGCTAAAGAATTTTATTCAGAAAAAAGAAAAACTTTAAATTTTCCTACACAAGTCGAATACATGGGAGAAAGATACCTATTGGTAACAACGCACTTTGCCTCAAGTAAAAAACAGGAAGACAATATTAGGGAACGAGCTGTTGAGCTTGGGATTCCTTATGATATTGAACTAGACTAATGAGCATTGAAGTCTTTTGCGATGGGGCCTCTAGAGGGCAGGGTCAAAAGAAAACCGGTGAAGCAGCTTGCTCTGTTGTTGTTTATAAAAATAGAAAAAAAATAGCACAATTTTCTAGAGGGTTAGGTCCTAGAAGCAATAACGAAGCAGAGTATGAAGCAGTTATAGCTGGGCTATTAATTTGTGCAATGGCTGATTTAATAGATCCAATCATTTATACTGACTCTGCTGTTGTTGCAAATCAAATAAATGGTAAGTGGGAATGTAAAAATAAATCATTGATACCACTTCTAATGACTATAGAAGACATTAGGTCAGATTATAATTTTAGAGTTGTGCAAGTACCAAGGGCTTTTGTCTGGGAGCCAGATGCTCTAGCAAATAGTTTCTTAGATGATTTGGAGATCCGTAGACAAAACATGATATAATTGGTCTATGAAAAATTTTATACAAGGCCAACCAATAATCATAGGTTTAGCAGGTAAAGCTGGAAGCGGTAAAACATCTGTAGCTGAATCAATTGTTCCCAAGGGTTCATTTGATACAAATAAATATGGAATGAAATGGGATCACCTTTTCTACGCCCTTCCTTTGTACGAGATGGCTTCAATTAAAAAGAATACATTGGGCCACAACGCAGAGCTAAGAAAGCTTTATGCTCTTCATGATGTACTCTATGAAATATATGGAAGATCAACATTAGCAAATATCCCACACTATTATTCATTCGTAGAAAAAGTAAAAGAAATCTACGAACTCAACATAGAGCCAGAGGGAATAAAGCCTAGAACATTTTTGCAAAAGGCTGGAGATATTTGTAGAGAACATGATCCAAATTGTTTTGCTAACTGGGCAATAATTAAATCTAATTTATTATACAGACAATATATAAAAGATTTAATTAAGTCAGACTCAGAAGATGACGCAGCACCTATGTGCATTTTGATCTCTGATGTTAGATATGTCAATGAAGCAAAGAGTATCCTTAAGCAGCCAAATGGAATTGTCATAACTTTTGATGCACAGCAAGATGTTTTAAACGAAAGAATAATGAAGAGAGATGGAAAGCTTATGAATGCTGAGCAATTGAGCCACAGTTCTGAGCAACAGATAGATGAGATAAAACAAATCTCTTCTGCTATAATCAATACAGATAATATGACCTTAGAAGAACAAGTAGAGGCTACATTAAATAGCCTTGGAATAGGAACAAAAACAAATGCCTAAGATTAATAAAACAGCACAAGAATCATCATCTTTTGATTCACCAATAGATAATATAGTTAGCTCTATTCCAGGAGAACTTTCTCTTACTACATCTCCTGTATTTATTTGTGGTGTTAATAGAAAAGTAAATATTGGCAACTTTGAAAATATAGATGTCTACGCTGCGATAACCATTCCTTTGGCTGGGGTGTCCTTTGAGGACAAAGAGCAGTTAAGAGCCTCCATAGAGGAAGCAGCAGCTTATGGTTTTTCTGTAGTCTCCAAGGAGACCGGAGATAGATATTCTTTAATTAAAGAATCTCAACAGGGTAAATAGATAAAGAATCTTTTTGCCAGTTACTATAACATATAGTATAATGTTACTATTAATTATCCAAACAAATAAAAATAGAGGTTGATATGTTTAAAAAGATAGCAAGTAAGATCAAGGCAGTTTTGTTCAAGGCTCAGAAGATCGATCCAAATAGCGCAATTGCTAAGGCTCAAGCTAAGGTCATCGACCAGCTTGCAGATCAAGCTGAAGTTGTTGCCGATGCAGCAAAAGAAGCAGCTGAAAACATTGTTGCCGATGCAAAGAAAGAAGTAAAAAAGGCAGCAGCAAAAGCAAAGAAGCCAGCAGAAAAGAAGCCAGCTTCTTCTTCTCCAGCTAAGAAGGGTCGCCCTAAAAAGGCAGCCAAATAATACTTGTGTCTTTAGCTAAGTTTAGGTCGATCTCCAAGGGCAATGCAGCCCCTAGCAAAGTTCTTGGAGAACCACCTCCACCGAAACCAAAGGAAAAAGAAGATGGCAATAAAAAGGTTTAGTTATATCAGTGGTCCAAGGATGGGCCAAAATAATTTTATGTATGGTATTGAGCTCAAGAATGCTCCCAAGCCGGTTAAAGCACCGCGTGTTAATAGCTCTAAGCAAAAGAGGAAGAAAAAATAATGGCTAAATCACCTGCATGGCAACGTAAAGAAGGTAAGAATCCTGCTGGCGGTTTAAACGCCAAAGGTCGTGCATCATACAAAGCTCAGACGGGTGGCACACTAAAGCCACCAGTGTCGTCTAAGCAGGCAAAAAAGTCACCAAAAGCAGCAGCTCGACGTAAGTCTTTTTGCGCACGTATGGGCGGCATGCCTGGTCCGATGAAAGATTCTAAAGGTCGTCCTACTCGCAAGGCTTTGTCTCTGCGTAAGTGGGATTGTTAATAACAATTAAATTAATCTAAAAAAATAGGAGAATAAAATGGCAATGAAAAAGCAACCAAAAAAAATGACAAAGACTCCAGCTCCAAAAGCTGGCTTAACATCAGCTCAGAAAAAGCTTCCACCGTTTATTCAGGCAGCTATAGCTAAAAAGAAAAAGAAATAATTAATATTATACAATAGGAGAATATTATGGCTATGAAAAAAAAGAGTGGTAAAGCTGATCAAGCAGCTATTGCTTCCAAGAAACAAAAAGTTACCGGCATGATGCAAAAGGGTATGACTACTCTAATGTTTGATGGAAAAAAGAATCGTCCTAAAAAAAGCTCAAAATAGAAAAATGAAATAAATCAAGGATTATTGTTACTATGTCTAAGTACGTACAAAACGTTAAACCTGTTGAAGAACAGGAAACAACTAAAAGGAAAGCAGCGGGTAAAAAAGCTGCCTCCAAAAAAGCTAGCAAAAATAAGGAGAAATAAATCATGGCTATGAAGAAATCAAAAGGCAAAGGTGTTAGTGCCCCAGAGCCAACCGCAACAAGTGGTCAAATGAAAATGGCACAGCGTCCAGTAAAGAATCCTGCAACTTTAAAGAATGTTGCAACTGGTGGCAAGGGTACAACTGCACCAAAGCCAGCAGCTTCATCTGGTCAGATGAAGATGGCACAGCGTCCTATTAAGGTGTTGGGCAAGATGGGCTCCGGTAAGGGCAAGAAGTAATTATTACTTTAGAATAGCAGGTCCGTCCATGGCTAAGAAAAAAGAAACCGCTTATCAGAAAAAAATTAAATCCGTAATGGGTGAATTTGGTAAGGGATCTTTACATTCTGGCAAGGGCGGACCTGTTGTTAATTCAAGGAAGCAAGCTATAGCCATAGCTATATCATCGGCTAAAAGAATTAAAAAGAAAAAATAACAGGAGATTAATATGAGCAAAGTAGCTTGGGATTATATTGTCCCAGTAGTTTTACCAAAAGATCTTAAAGGTATTGAACCTGGAAAATTACCAGCAGATCTCCTTAGACCAATCGAAGCTGGCGGAAAGATGCATTGGCTTGCAGCCGCAGCCTACAATGCTATGGACGAAGCCGCTAAGGCTGAAGGTGTTGAACTTAAACCAACAAGTGCAGGCGATACATATCGTTCATATGATTCTCAAAAAGCAGGATTTTTACAAAGATATCAGACTGAAGCAATTCCTGGTTCAAGCACCAAAACATTTGAAGGAAAGACTTGGTATCTGAAGAAGGGTATGGCAATGCTTGCCACCCCTGGTAAGTCACAGCACAATCTTGGATTGGCCGTAGACATTGCTAACGCCGCAGAACCAAAGCGTCTTAACTGGCTTATTGCTAACGTTAAGAAGTTTGGATTTTCGTGGGAAGTTGTTCCAAGTGAGCCATGGCATTTGCGTTATGTCAATGGGGATAATCCTCCTGCAGCAGTTGCTGAGTGGATGGCAAAAAATAACTGGACAAAGCCAGCAGGATCTGTAACTCCAGCTGCAGGTGCCGGTAATGAAATAACTAAGCTGCAAGAAGCACTTAAGGCTAAAGGTTTTTATAAGGGAGAAATTAACGGCCAGAAAGATTCAGCAACAGATGAAGCAATTAAAGCTTTTAAAGTTGCCAATAAATTACCAGCCGATTCGGTTCCTGGCCCAAAGGTCAAAGAACTGCTTGGACTTGCATGAGATGGAACAAATTACTGTTGCTCTCATTGGTGTTGTCGGTGCTGTTCTTGTTACTCTTTTAGAAAAAACTAGAAGAGAAAATAAAGAAGATCACGGATATGTTCGCGATCATCTTGACAGAATTGAACATAAGATAGATACTCACGTGAGAGATCACGTTGTTGGTAGACTTACTGAAATCAAAAAGAAAAAGGAGATAAGAAGTGGCAGCAAAAAAGTCTGATAAGAAATGGATCCAAGGTGCTATTAAAAGACCTGGAGCATTTACTGCCAAGGCTAAGAAGGCTGGCAAATCTGTAGCAGGTATGGCTGCAGCTGTTTCCAAGAACCCAAGTAAGTATAGTCCTTTGACTGTTAAGCAAGCAAATCTTGCTAAGACACTTAGAAAAATAAGTAAGAAGAAATAATATGACATCGTGCTCATGCCACTGCCACAATAATAATTTTTGCAATTGTGTTGAGTCAACTAAGATGTCTAAGAAAGACAAGTTAACTCATGCAATTTATTTTGCATTGCATTTAATACAAATGATTTTAATTATAGGATTGGTAAAATAATGGCAAAGCAAAACAAGCCGACAAAACCAGGACTCTGGTCTTCAGCAAAGTCACAAGCTAAATCAAAGTTTGATGTCTATCCATCAGCTTATGCAAATGCATGGGCTGCAAAAAAATATAAGTCAATGGGTGGTGGGTGGAAAACTGTTTCTACCAAAAAGGCAAAGAAGAGTAAGTAATGGCTTGCTGGACTGGTTACACCGCAAAGGGCATGAAGTTAAAGGGCGGCAAATTAGTTCCTAATTGTACTCCAGTAAAAAAAACTAACAAGCCCACAAAAGGAAAGAAAAAATAATGCCAGGCCCTAAGGGAGTTGGATTAACTAAATGGTTTGACCAAAAATGGGTGAACATTGGTGCTCCTAAAAAGAAGGGCAAATATCAACCCTGTGGTACATCTGGTGCAGGTGGAGGTTACGCTAAATGCGTACCTGTTGCTAAAGCAAAATCCATGTCCAGTGCACAAAAGAAAAGTGCTGTTCAAAGAAAGAGAAGATCAGGAACTCCTCAACAAGGAGTTAAGGGTCAGGCTCCCAAGAATGTAAGTACATTTAAAAAGAAAAAAGCGTAACACCAATGCCACTTCAACATCAGTTAATAACATTAAGCAATACTTCATCCACAATACTTACGGTGGATGGAGATACAGCGCCATCAAATATGATGTTTAGCGTACAAAATGTACATGATTCAGCAAATGTATATGTTGGAAATAGCTCTGTATCTTCCACTTCATATGGTGTTTTACTTGAACCAGGTGCTTTCTTTTCTGTGGAAAATTTAAGGAAGAGCACCGAGTTATATGCTATAAGTAATGTCGCTAACTCAAAAGTTGCCGTGATGAGGTTTACTTTTAGCTGATGCTTTACTACTGGAACCCAAGACACCCCGCTTCACAGGGTAAGTATGGTTCCTTTTATGATACCCAAACTCAAACAGTGACAGAGCTTCAAGAGGAACAGGGTTTTCCTGTTAAGTTAAGAACAACAGCTGCAGCCAGTGGTTTTTCTATTCTTAATGATAGTAAAATTAAAGCTCAATATCCTGGGGTATATGACTTTCAATTTTCTTTTCAATTTAATTACATAGGTGGCGGAGGATCTGGAACTCATGTTGAGATTTGGTTGGTAATTAATGGTAACCAAGTTGCAGATACCAATACAAGATTAACAATCAGCTCAAACAATCCATATACTGTTGCTGCGTGGGATTTTATAGTTCCAGTTGAAGCTGGTGATGAGGTGCAGATTTATTGGGCGACTGACAACTATAAAATAGAAATGACTGCTACCACATCTACAATGGGTGGTCCCAATATTCCATCATCTATAGTTACGGTTATACCTGTAGCTTAAATATATATTTATGATATAATATAGCATGGAAAAAGATGACGTCTTTGAAGGCTTTATGCCCACTATTTCAGATGTGTCTATTTCAAAGCCTAGAGAGTCTATTACATCAAACGGAGATTTAGTCGACGTACATTGTATTACAATAAAAACTTTAGAAAAAGAATATATATTTAGTATGCACCCAGGTGATTTATCTAAGTTATATTTTTTAATATTAAAAGTTTTATCGTCATAAATAATAATTATGGGAATTACATTACATAAAAATAATAACTTTGGACATATTCCAAGCACACCTGCTACGCCATATATAGATACGATGGCACTTTCAACTGCGTCAAACGTGATTATTAATCATGGCAAATCTTTAGGGTATCCAATCAGTTACACACAAGAACAGGGTGGACAGCTAATTCAAAATGTTTTACCTGTACATAAAACAGAGTATCAACAGATATCTACTTCTTCTAAGGTAGAACTTGCAATGCATACTGAGACTGCATTTCATCCTTATAAACCAGACTACGTAATGCTATCCTGCCTTAGGGGCGATCCAACTGCGGTAACAACCTATGCTGACATAGATACTATTATTAAAAAATTAGATCTATGGGTGATTGCAACCTTACAAAAGAAATGGTTTACCACTGGAATAGATATTAGCTTCCGTACTCGCGGAGAAAAAGATAAACAAATTCCAATTACTGTTCTAGAAAAATGCGGTGATGATTATAATTTTTTGTATGATTCAACAGTAGTTAAAGGGATAGATCCTTTGGCTACGGCAGCTTTAGATAAATTAAAAGAAGCTGTAGAGGACTCAGTTGAAGAAATTATTTTAGAGGCCGGAGACATTCTAGTTATAGATAATAATAAAACAATTCATGGACGTAAACCATTTCAGGCAAGATACGACGGAACAGATAGATGGGTGCAAAGATTGCTGGTTAGAAAAGAGTTACCGCCATCAGATCAAATAGATGGACATATAATAACTACTCGATTTTATGACTGATAAGATGGTATAATATACTTATACATTTTACAAGACAGGCAATTAAATGGATTTACAATCACAAGCTAAAAATATATCAACTTTTCTTAAAGTCCCTGAGGGATACGCAACTGAAAGATTGAATAAAGGTTTTCACTATAACCATCATGAAGTGGCTCAAGACTTTCTCAATGCAGGGACTGATGTAAGCAATTCAGATTCATTATTGAGTTGGTATAAGAACACAGATGCATATATCTGGGAGCTATCTGCCTACCATTTAGACAAGGGTTTTAATTACTCTGGAATGTGCGAAGGTATTGCTCTTGGTTTGAGAAATTCAAACAAGAATAAAGTTCTGTCACTAGGTGATGGCATTGGATCTCTAAGTATCAGATTGGCACAAGAGGGCCTAGAAACTACCTACCATGATTTGGAAGATAGCAAGACTGCAAACTTTGCACAGTATAGATTTAAGCTTGAAGAAAAATTAGTTATCAATACATTGTTTACAAATAATTTTGAACCTAAACTTGGAAGCAGAACATTTGATGCAATCGTTGCCCTAGACTTCTTTGAGCATGTGGTTAACGTAGAAGAATGGGCTAACGCTGTTTATAAAGCCTTGAAAAAAGGTGGAGTTTTTATTGCGCAAAATGCATTTGCAATTGGAGATATAGAACATGGAAATTCCATACCTATGCACTTAGCTATAAATAATAAATATGAAACAGAGTGGTTCCCACTATTGCAAAGCATTGGTTTTGTTTTGCACGAAAATAAGCAGTGGTGGATAAAGCCGTGAGAATTGATTTTGGAGTATCTAGTTATAATAATCCAGATAAATTAGATAGGTCTATAACTGCTTTTAGACAAAACACTCATTGTGATTGGAGACTTTTAATCTTAGAGAACGCCTCAGAAGATCCAGAAACAATAAAGGTTGCTCAAAAACACGCTACAGAAGATCCAAGAGTTGTTATCAAACAGTTAACTAAAAATGTAAGATATACTGGTGCAGTTAATCATATTCTTGATTGGGCAGAAACAAATAACGTAGGCTACATAGACAACGATGCTTATATTATGACTCCAGGATGGGATTTAAAATTAGCCTCCTACCTTGAAGGTAATCACGAAGTTGCAATGGCATTTCCAAATGGAGGAGCATACCCCATGCAGCGTCCTAGATATTTAGAAATATTATGGGGTGTTGGTTTTTGTTGGATATTAAATCGTCAAAGATACAAAGAGATTGGTGGATTTGATACAGAAATTGGCCACCAAGAAGAAGTTGATTTTCAAACAAGAATAAGATTAGGTGGTTGGAGAATAGTAGCTGACCCAACAGTTTTAGTTGCTCATGATGCAACAAGTACGCGCAATCCTGAAGCTCAAGAAAGAATTAATCAAGGTGTAATTAATTGGGTTAATAAATGGAACAAGTATTACATTGGACCGCATGTTACCTATCATAGTCCAAATGTAACTAGATTTGAAGATTGGAATGCGATATACCTAGAAGAATGGTATCAGCAACAGCCAGAACTTAGAGGATTAAATGATAATCCTGAGACCGTTTATATATCAGCTTTAGGTAGAGAAGTAGATTTAATAAAAGTCCCACGTTGGCAACATTTATACAGAGGAAGAATAATTTAAATGAGATTAGAAACAATACCTAAAGGTGCTGGGACAAAAGTTGTAATTGGCACTAGAACTTATCTTGGTCCAGATTGGATCCACATTGATATAGACCCAACTCCATTGTATGATCATGTTAATAAGACATATGTTCCAGTAGATGTTGTCTGTGATGCTCGCAAGATAAATCTTCCAGATGATTTTGCAGACATTGTTTATAACTCAGAGTGCCTTGAACACTTTCCATGGAAAGAATATCAAGCTGTCTTAGCTGAGTGGTGCAGAATAGTTAAGCCAGGTGGAATGATTAGAATAGAAGTCCCTGACTTCTTGCTTGCCTGTAAACAAATTCTTGAATGGGATAGCCTTGACGGCGACAGAAGAATGCAACAGATCTTCTTTGCTGAGCAGTTAAATCCTTTTGATTTTCATTTTGTTGGCTTGACTCATAGAATGTTGGAAGATGATTTCAAGAATTTAGGATTTGAAATAGCTGATATCAGACGTGGTGATGACTGGGGTTGGCTTAAGGTAGATGCTTTTAAGCCATTAAAGTAGTATGAATTGGCACTACGTTGCACATGCAATTAGAGATATATTTGTTGAGAAAACATTTACAACAATATATGGACCTAATGTAAAACTAGCTGAAACACTTAGAACTAGTGAGCATGGCATTGGTGCTTTTATTTTAGTCACTCAAGCAGAAGGTGTTGAGCTTCCTGATTACAGTTGGCCGTGGGAAGCTGGAGTTGACAACATCTTTTTTGGAGAAGATAAATGTGATTTATTTTTATCTTTTAATTATGATACTAATTTATTAAATGATAATTATGATCTCCTCGCGCAGCAACTAAAAAGTTTTTTAAAGATTAATGGCATGGTTTTCTTAGTTAACCCAGGTAAGTGGGCCAACGGTCTTGGCGAGTGCTTGTCTAGAAGATTAGATGTTGAAAAAGAAATAAGAAGATACTCTATGTTTAGAGACGAGGATATATTAGTCTATGAAAATATTTGATTGTTTTACTTATTATAATGAACAAGATATCCTTCGAGTTAGATTTGAAGAGCTAGGTGATATCGTAGATCACTTCGTTATAGTTGAAGCTTCAGAAACATTTACCGGAAAAGCAAAGCCATTTTATTTAGATCAACTTCCTGATTGGGCTAAGAAATGGGAGCATAAGATAATTAGAATCAAAATACATTTTAATTCTCCTAACTTAGACATGTTAAAAGACGCTTGGGAAAAAGAACACTATCAGCGTAACGCAATTAAGTTTGGCCTAACAGAGGCTCAGCTAGAAGATATTGTTATCATTTCTGACGCAGATGAAATAGTTAAATCTTCTATAATTAAACAAGCTAAAACATTTGACACTCCAGCTAGATTAGATGTCAAGCAATACTTCTGGAATTATCATTGGCAAGCCCCCGATCATTGTAACCAAGGGGCAAGACCTGTTATAGCTAGAGTTAAAGATTTAGATGAATACTCTTGTCAACAGCTCAGATCGGCACCTTGGTATACTATCCCTGATGCTGGTTGGCATTTCTCGTTTTTTACTGAAGTTGAAAATGTTAAAAATAAAATAGAGTCTTTTGCTCATACAGAATATGACGCAGAAGAATATAAAAACGACGTAGAAATTATGCGTAGAATTAATGAGGGGATTGATCCATTTGACAGATTCCCCCTAAAGTATTATGAGATAGACAATACCTATCCAGACTGGGTCTATAAAAATTATAGATAGAAGTCCAACAATTGGTTACTATTTAGGTATACCAAATTAAATTAAGGTTTATTATTTATGGGCGCAGGAAAATCTTCTATATCTGGATATCCTATACAAAACTTTAAACTGCCTTCTATTACCACAGCTCCAGGAACTGAGTATGATGTTCAAGGTGGAGTATTAAGTAACGACGGCAGTTATGTATGCAGAAATATAATTGATTTTCCTTTAAGCTTTGAAAAAAATGGCAAGTTAGATGAAAACCAATTTGACGTCGCAAAAAATTATGTAAAATATAATATGTGGTCCGTTGCTGCACAAATGTGGCATGAATTACTTAAAGCCGCACCAAAGTATACTTCAGTTAAAAATAGTGGTATACAAGAGCTAAAAAAAATGGACAAAAATATTGACTGGGGTGGAAGAGATGGATATAAAAAGATAGGCAACTACCATCCTTTAGCATATCAGATTCAAGCATTTTTAATAGCTCATCAAAAGGGCAAATCATCCAATACATATAGTGGTCCAGCAATTCCCTATCCCCCTATTGGAGTTAATGCAAAGTCAAGTATAAAGGCAATGGTCAGAACTAATGATTCTTTAACAATTAATTTATATCGGTCCTCTTCCTGTAAAAGTAGGAGATATTATAACTATAAACTTACCAGTAGATAGCAAAGGTAAGCAGATAGATCTAGGTGATAATATTGAGTACATCAATAGTATTTTTAATGTTCGATCCTATAGTGCAGTTAAAGGAGCCTACGTGATGAGAGTTGCTGTTCCATCTCTTCCTGATTATGATTGGTTAGATACAACTAGAACAGATCGCTATCCAATAAAAACCTTAAATAAAATTTTTAATATAAAAAGCAATTCAGCTTTTGTTGAATTAAGAAGCACAGAATTTTATTATCGTAAAAAATCTTTTTCAGGCCTAACGTACATCCCATATCCTGGGCGTTCTATTTTTGGAACTGGTTTAGTTGCAACTTTGTTTAACGCTACTGAAGGAACTGTGCCTCCAGATTCTTTTATGAACTGGTTAAAAGCAAACGCA